CAATCTGGTATATCTGGCTATTCTGGATTTTCTGGTCAATCTGGCTTTAGTGGATCAGGTGTAAGTGGCTGGTCAGGATTTAGCGGCACTTCTGGATGGTCAGGTTTTAGTGGATATTCTGGCTCTGGTGTTTCTGGATATTCTGGTTACAGCGGAATTAGTGGATTTAGCGGGGCTAGTGGTATATCAGGTTATTCGGGTTATAGCGGCATAAGTGGCTATAGCGGGTCAGGCGTTTCTGGTTATTCTGGATTTAGCGGATATAGCGGCCAACAAGGTACATCCATTAACATTAAAGGCACGGTTGCAACACCAGCCGATTTGCCTTTAGTTGGCAATCTTCCAAACGATGCTTACATTGTTTCTTCCAATGGCGATCTTTATGTATGGTCTGGCACGACTTGGAATAATGTAGGTGAAATTGTAGGGCCACCAGGCGCAAGCGGAATTTCTGGTTACTCAGGATATTCTGGTTTTTCTGGCATTAGCGGTTTTTCTGGAATCAGCGGTTATAGCGGTGCAATTGGTCAATCTGGTACAAGCGGATATAGTGGCTTTAGCGGCACTTCTGGGTATTCTGGTAGTGGCGTATCGGGCTGGTCTGGATTTAGCGGTATAAGCGGTTTTAGTGGATTCTCAGGCTATTCTGGTAGCGGTGTTTCTGGTTACTCAGGATTTAGCGGTATATCAGGCTATTCTGGCGCAGTCGGACAATCAGGTACAAGTGGATATTCTGGATTTTCTGGAATCAGCGGTTACTCTGGTAGCGGAGTATCAGGATATAGCGGCTACTCAGGAATAAGTGGGCAAAATGGACTATCAGGCTATAGTGGTATTTCTGGATTTAGTGGCTATTCTGGTATTAGTGGTTACTCTGGTTCTGGCGTATCAGGATATTCTGGATATTCGGGTAGCGGCATTAGTGGATATTCTGGCTATTCTGGTATTTCTGGGTATAGCGGAATTAATGGTGCATCAGGTTATTCTGGAATAAGTGGTTACTCTGGCATCAGCGGATTCTCTGGATATTCTGGCATTAGCGGATATTCGGGGGTTAGCGGATTTTCGGGGTATTCTGGAATTAGCGGGTACAGCGGATTTTCAGGCGATAGCGGTATTTCTGGATTTAGCGGTTTTTCTGGAATAAGCGGATATTCTGGATCTGGTATTTCAGGTTACTCTGGTTCTGGTATTAGTGGTTTTTCTGGTTTTTCAGGATATTCTGGAATTTCTGGCTACTCAAGTTATTCAGGGATTAGTGGATATAGCGGTTCAGGAATTTCTGGTTTTTCTGGATACAGCGGTTCTGGAATAAGTGGATTTAGCGGTTACTCTGGTTCTGGAATATCAGGCTTTTCAGGTTACTCTGGCTCTGGAATATCAGGCTTTTCAGGATTCTCTGGATATTCTGGTGCGGCTGGAAGTGGTGGCGGTGGCATAGCTTGGCAATCAGTTCAAACAGCTAACTTTACAGCTACTACTGGCAATGCTTATCCAGTTGATACAACTTCAGCATCAATTACTGTAACCCTACCAGCCTCTCCTTCTGCTGGTAATGTAATAACTGTCCTTGATTACGCTGGAACTTCTGCGACAAATAATATTATTGTTAATCCAAATGGCAATAAGCTACAAGGTACAACTTTTAATGCACTTATTAGCGTTAATCGCCAAGCCTATAACTTTGTCTATGTAGATGCTACACAAGGCTGGTTATCTTATGCACAGGAATATGCTTCAGCAACTCAGGCAACTTTATCTGTTGAAGCCCTTGTTGTCGCTGGTGGTGGTGCTGGTGGAAATGACGGGGGTAATAGTTCTTATCTAGGTGGTGGTGGCGGTGCTGGTGGATTAATTTATAGTGCCACTCAAGCCATTACTATAGGCACAGTCTATACAGTTACTGTAGGTGCTGGCGGTGCTAATGGTGCTACTCCTACTAATGGTTCTAATTCTATTTTTAGTTCTTTAACTGCCATTGGTGGTGGCAAAGGCGCACAATTCTCATCGACTACAGGTAGTTCAGGTGGTTCAGGTGGCGGTGCTGCGGCTAGTACATTGGCATTTAGTGGCGGTGCTGGAACTGCTGGTCAAGGATATGCTGGTGGTAATTCTGTAGGTTTATCTGGTGGATATGCTGGTGGTGGTGGTGGCGGTGCTGGTTTTGTTGGTAACAACGCCACACCAAATAACGGTGGTAATGGTGGCGATGGGCTTTCTTATTCTATTACTGGATCTGCAACATATTTTGCTGGTGGTGGTGGCGGTGGTTGTTACAGTGATGGTGCTGGTGCTGGAACAGGCGGTTTAGGTGGTGGTGGCGCTGGTGCTTTATATAGTAATCAAACTGCCAATGCTACAAATGGTTCTGCTAATACTGGCGGTGGCGGTGGTGGCGCTTATCGTGGCTCTGCTGGTAGCGGTGGTTCAGGAGTAGTAGTTATCGCCTTCCCAACTTCTGCTGGTCTATATGTTTATCCTATTACTGGCTCGCTAACATACACCTCAAGCACAAGCAGTCGGTCTGGATACACTGTTTACACCTTTACCGGTGGTACAGGCACAATTACCTTTACAACAACTTCTCCTACTCCAACTGACCCATACTGGACAGATGTTTCACTACTAACAAACTCAGCTAACTTATTAACATTTGCTGATGCTAGTACGAACAACTTTGAGATTACTAATAATGGTGGTGTAGCACCTAGTCTTAATTCACCGTTTAGTGGTGTAGGTGGCTCACAGTATTTTAATGGTAGTAGTTATTTGACTGTAACAGGAAGCAATGTTGTTCCAACTGGCTCTGGTAACTATACAGTAGAAGGTTGGATTAACTTATCTAGTGTGTCTAGCGCACAAGTTCTTTTAGCTGGAACAGGCTCAAATGCTTTCTTTTTACGCATTGGCACAAGTTATGGTAGTGCCGCAAATGGTTTAAATATTGGTAGAAATTTAGTAGCCGATTGTGAATACTGCTCTTATACTTTTGCAACTAACACTTGGTATCATGTCGCAGTAACAAGGGCGTCTGGTGTTGTTTATTTCTTTGTTAATGGAGTTCAACAAACAACTCTTGGTAGTGGAACAAGTGGGTATTCTTTTGCTTCTGTATCATCAAATACTGTTGGTAATACATATTCAGCAGAATGGTGTTATGGATATTTTTCTAATTTGCGTGTAACTAACACAGCAATCTACACAACCACTTTCACTCCTTCTACAACCCCATTAACAGCAGTAAGTGGCACATCGCTACTGATTAACGCAACTAATCAAAACACCTTTGACAACGCTACTTTCTACGACCAAAGCGCAAACTCATTTGCTATTAGTCAGAGTGGTAGCCCAGTCTATTCAGGACTAAGCCCATTTGGTAATGCGTATCCGGGAAGTGTTTATTGTGATGGTAGTGGTAGTTCTTTGACTGTTCCAAGCAATTCAGCATTACAAATGGGTGCTGGTAACTTTACTATTGAGTTTTGGGTAAACTTTAATTCTACTTCTACTTCTGGCAATCCTGTATTTTATTGCTATGGGTATCAAAGTACATCAACTAGGTCGTATTTAATATATTTAAATTCAACCAGTTTGCAATTCGCATTTTCTACTACTGGTTCAGATAATTATGATAATACTTTAGGTTCTTTTAGTTTTAGCAATAATACTTGGTATCATATAGCTGTAGTTAGAAATAGCACAACAGTAACTGGGTATGTAAATGGAACAGCTTTATCTTCTCCAATAACAATAGGCACTAACACAATAGCAAGCCCATCTGTTATTACTCATATTGGTACAGATAATTCGGGTGATAATGTAAATGGCTACATTAGTAATTTAAGGGTAGTAAAAGGTACTGCTGTCTATACTTCTGCCTTCACCCCAAGCACAACACCACTCACAGCAGTAAGCGGTACATCCCTACTACTAGGTTGTGACACAGGGGCTTTCTATGACCTTAGTAATATTGGTAATCCTATTAGCCAAAGTGGTAGCCCAGTAGTAACCACTCAGGTATCGCCATTTGCTTCGGTGACTGAAAGTTATTATTTTGATGGTAGTAGCTGTGCTTTCGCTACATTAGCAAGTGCTAAATACAATTATGGAACTGCGGATTTTACAATTGAGTTTTGGGTTTATCCGCTATCAGGACCAGTAAGCACATACAACCCAACATTTTATACAAATCATGCAGATGGAGGTTGGGATGATGGTGGTGCTGGTATCCGCGTATCGCACCAAAATGTAATTTTTTCTGGCTCATTCCAGCAATTAGATTTTGCTACTGCCATTCAAAATAATGTCTGGAGTCATTTTGCACTTGTAAGAAGCGGAAACACTGTTACAGCTTACATAAATGGAGTTAGTGCTGGATCTATTTCAAGAACAGAGGCAGTTGGAAGCAATACGGATAGACCAGCTTTAGCGACATCCGACAGCGCTGGTTCTGGTGGTCGTGAGTTTTTAACTGGCTACATCAACAATCTCCGCATTACCAAAGGTGTTGCTAGATACACCGCTACCTTTACTCCCCCAACAGCACCATTCCCAACATCAGCATAAGGAACAAATATGTTATACGCAAAAATTACTAATGGAAAAGTAGAGCAAATTGCTTCACTTAAAGGGTTATTCCCAAATGGCGATTTATCCAATATGACACCAGAGTGGCTATCTACTAATACTCTGTTGCCTGTTATTGACAATCTACCTTATGACCTTGCTACAGAAAAGCTAGTCGGTATTGAGCCTGTAATTCAAGGCGGTCAAGTCTTAGCAGTAGAAGTTCAGCCCTTAACAGCAGATGACCTAGCAAGCAAAGTGATTGCACAAGGCGAAAGAATCCGCATACGCAGAAACCAACTTCTAGCCGCTTGTGACTACACCCAACTGCCAGACAACAACTACACAAAGAAGGCAGAATGGGCTACTTATAGACAAGCATTAAGGGACTTGCCAGCACAAAAAGGCTTTCCTGATGTAGAATTTCCAAAAGACCCTAACTATGTAGAGCCAGTAACCCCACTAGGAAATATTAGTTCAGTTTAAATATGATACAAAATAATATAAGAGAATTAGAAAACAACTTTGAAAGAGCAGTATTCTTAAAAGGTGATCCAGTTTTGCCTAGAGAAGCCACAAGGTATATCTGGGCTAATGAACATCTGCTTGGTAAAAACATATTAGAGATAGGTTGTTCAAGCGGATATGGAATCCAGTTTTTGCCAAATGACATTCAATATGTTGGTGTTGATTACGATTTAAGAATCATTGAATGTGCCGCCAAGCAAGGCTGGCGAAACAATACCCTATATGTTCACGCAGATATAAACAAATTAGAACTTCAACAGCACGATACCATTATTGCTTTTGAAGTCATTGAGCATCTTGATAATGGCTTAGAGATTGTAAAGAAATTACAACAGCATTGTAAAAGATTGCTGATAACTGTTCCCCACAATGAACCTGTAGGATTTTGGGGTGAGCATCATAAACTTCATGGTCTTACAGAAAAGGACTTTCCTGATTTTGAATTTGAATATGTTAATCAACATGGACAAATTAGCAAACAAATGCAACCTATTACAGAAAAAAATATATGCAATCTAATGCTATGCAAATACTCTGCTCAATAGCCACTAGAGGTCGTTACACAACGACTTTGCCTATGGTCTTAATGGCTATAGCCAATCAAACTAAAAGCCCTGATAAGTTGGTTATATTCGATGATAACGACAATCCAGAGGATATGAGGAAAAACCCTATATATCAGCATATATTTCAAATTCTTAATATAAAAAAAGTAGAATGGGAATGGATTTATGCACCCAAAAAAGGTCAGCATCATATTCATCAAATGGCTAACGAAATGGGTTATAAATGGGTATGGAGAGTAGATGATGATGCTATTCCAGAACCAGATGTATTAAAAAATTTATTTAGTTACGTAACAGCAATAGATAGTATTGGAGCAGTAGGTGGTTCTATTCTTACTCCACCGCTTCAATTTGAGGGATATTTTCCTACTAGCAAAATAGAAAATATTGATACTGAACCAAATATTCAATGGTCAAATATTTCTAAAATTAAAGAAGTAGATCATCTTCATTGTTCATTTCTTTATCGTGCTGGAGTTCAAGATTACAACTTAGGGCTTTCTAGAGTTGCTCATAGAGAAGAAACTTTGTTCACTTATGGATTAAAGCAAAAAGGCTATAGAATCCTTGCCGCACCACACGCAGTTACATGGCATTTAAAAAATCCAGAAGGCGGTATTCGTAGCGAATCTAAAAAGGAAATGTATGCTCACGATGATCAAATTTATCGCAATATCATCAACTACAGAGATAAGACTATTATTATCCTTAATTGTGGGCTTGGCGATCATATTGTGTTTAATAAGCTCCTTCCTGATATACCAAACCCTGTTATTTTTGGTTGTTATCCTGAGATTATTCCTTGTCGATCTATTGCAGAAGCTAAAGCACTTTTTGGGGATATAGAACATTGGAATATTTATAAAAAAATGGATCAATGGAAATGGACTGATAGCTTAGAAAATGCTTATAGGAAACTTTATCTATGATCATTATTCACCCTTATGCTAAAAAGCTAATAAACGGTAAAAGAAATCCTAAAAACTATCCATTTTGGGAGCTATTAATTGAAAAAATAGATGAGCCTATTATCCAAATTGGCATAGATGATGAAAAGCCTTTAGTAAAAGACTTTAGAAAAAACTTGTCTATGAATGAGATTAGACAATTAATTAAAGATTGTCGGACTTGGATAGGTGTGGATAGTTTTTTTCAGCATCTAGCTTGGTCAGAAGGTAAAGCTGGAATAGTATTATGGTCAGTAAGCGATCCATTAATTTATGGACATACTATTAATAATAATCTTTTAAAAGATAGAGTATATTTAGCAAAGAATCAATTTCTCTGGTGGGAAAATATAGAACATAATTCTGATGCTTTTGTAAAACCAGAAGAAGTAGTAAAATTGCTTTAAATTCATAAAATAAGATTCTTAATAACTCTAATAATGGTATTTTATGGATGGTCAAACCCTTTTTAATTTAGCTGGCGGTGCAATATTAGCCGCAATAGGCTGGTGGTGTCGTCAAATTTGGGACTCCGTACAAACTCTTAAAGAAGATGTTAAATCAATTGAAATTGATCTTCCTACAAATTATGTAAAAAAAGGTGATATGACTGTTCGTTTTGATCGAATAGAAGTATTACTTGATAAACTCTATGAAAAATTGGAGCAAAAGGCAGATAAATGAAAGCACATAGATCAAAAACAATGTGGTTTTCTTTTGCTCTTGTAATATTTGGAGCTTTATTTGATAATTTCTCTTATGTCCAAAACCTTATTGATCCAAAATATTATGGCATTAGCCTTATTGGTATTGGCATTATCGTTGCTATACTTCGCTTTATAACTAATAAGCCGATTGAATAATGTTTCCACTTTCAATACTTTCTTATGTCAAAATTGGATTTGCTATATTACTTTTATCTGGTTGCTTTTATGGCTATATTGAGCATAATCGTTTTCAGATATATAAAGCAGAAATACAATCAATCGCTGAAAAACAAATTGCAGAAAATCAAGCAAAAATCAAAGAACAAGATTTAATTAATAAAGCATCTAAGGAAACCTATGAAGCCAAGCTATCTGCTCTTAAGTCTTATTATGGTGGGTTGCACAACTCCAGTAGCGGTCAAATGCCCACCCTTTCCAATACCTCCAGCACAGCTAATGAAAGCACCTCCGACCAGCTACTTGCTTGTGCCTATACAACGCAACAATTAGTATCGCTTCAAGACTGGATTAAGCAACAGGCTGGATTATGAATTTAGATGCACTAGGAATATCCGAATCTTGGCAAAAACCTTTAGCTGATACTTTTGCTAAATATGGAATTAATACTTCACAACGACAAGCATGTTTTATTGGTCAATGTATGCACGAATCAAACGGCTTTAGAGTATTAGAAGAAAATCTACATTATTCTGCAAATGCTTTAATGCGAACTTGGCCGTCAAGATTTCCAGATGAAGATACTGCTGAAAAATATGCCAATAATCCTGAAAAAATTGCCAATAAAGTCTATGGTGGGAGAATGGGTAATGTGGAAGATGGCGATGGTTGGAAATATCATGGTCGTGGTCTTATACAACTTACTGGCAAAGACAACTATGCAAACTGCGGATCTGGTTTGGGTGTGGATTTGCTTAGTAATCCTGAATGGGTTGCTACTCCTGAATATGCGGCTTTAAGTGCTGGTTGGTTCTGGAATAAAAAAGGATTAAACGATCTGGCAGATACGATGGATATTGAAACTATGACCAAGCGTATCAATGGTGGCACGCTTGGTATAGATGATCGTAAAGCTAAAATCCGAATGGTAATGCAAAAATTAGCTACTTAATACGAACTACTTTATTTCGTTTTAAAACTTCTTCGTAACGAACTTTTGCAACATCATCTAATTTGCGTAATGGCAATTCTTGGTAATACTTAAACTTTGCCTGAGTTTCTGGAGTTTCAGAAGGTCGAATCCACCCTTGTAATTTCCAGCGTTCTTCAATATCAGTTCCACTAGCAGTCCAAATATGTTCATTCATAATCTTCTCCTATTAATATCTTTGTCTGTACCAAAAGTTGTTCTTCCGTGATTTCGTATTCTCTTTCAAAACGCTTTCTACCCATTCCGTGAATACTGGTATTTGATCCTCTATGGTGATATGGGCAAAGGGGGATAACAGGGGCAAGACTTCGCTTAGAAGTTCGTCTAATGTGATGCAGTTCTGCTGGAGTTCCCTCATTACCTTGATGCCTACATAATGAGCATCCCAGTCTAGCAATCTTGCCATAAAGTATTTTTTCTTCCTTAGTCATATTTTTGTAATTGGCTTTGACTTATAGCGTAGCAAGTAGAAACTTTACCAAATCTATCGGTTTTTTGTTCTTTATATGCGTTAGCTTTAATATAATTCCAAGCTCCCCAACAGCGAATATCACCGCCTAAATCATCGACTATACAAAGTATATATATATCGCATGGGCTTTTATCGTGATACTCAGTTACTCTAAGTTTAATTGTATCTATCCTACTCGATTTCACATCAACTTTTAATCCATCACCATCTATTAGATCAAAATGCTTTTTCTTTTTAGTAAGCTCAAAATCAGGCATTAAATTAAAAGCCTTAGCTACTATAAACTCTCCCATAAATCCGTCAATATCTAATAAATATGGGTCTTGATCTGAAATTTGCTTATCTGTATTATATTTTTGAGTATTATCTCTCCGAGCTTTACCTATAAATTTAACAACTCGTAATTCTTCAGGATTTAGATTTATTCGCATCGCAAGCAAGTTCTTCTAGTTGTTGAGAAAGCTCTACTAAATCTATAGCAATCTGATAAGCACCAGCTCTATTATTTTTTAAAGTTGCATAATGATAATGTTTTAAAGTTCTTTCAATAAGAATATATAATTCGGCTTCATTCATTGTGTAGCTTTCCCTTCAGCTCTTGCAGAAGATTCAAGACTTCTCCACACTTCAATTTTAGCTTCTGCCGCCATTACTAGAATTCTAAGAGTTTCATACATAGCAATTAATTCTTCAGTATCTTTAATATGATCTTCATAGCTTTCTTGTGCATAAGCATAGGCTTCTTTTTCAGATTGAGTTTTTAGATCGGTAGCTAATAGCATTAATCTAGCTTTTTTAGTTTTTCTAAGCTCAGTATGTGCGTATACCGCACCCTTTAAATTGCCTAATTTTTGAGCATTATCTCTAATAAAGTCTAGAGCTTTAAATGGGGAAATATCAGCATCTTCCATCATCATCTTCTTCCTTTTTTTCTGTTTTATCTTCTATTGCTTGCTCTAAATTGCATTGAATTTCAATAGTTAAAGTTTTTAAGCCGTCTATTGCTTTTCTTATAGTCCATTTATTTAAACCTTCAGAATCTTCATTTTTTAAATAATTTTCTAAAAGTTGTAATACTGCAAATACTTCGTCTAAATCACTATATGCTTGATAAACATCATACTCAAGCTGTTGTAATTTCGTAACTCTACTCATAATCCTCTACTCCTTATCGTTGCATCGATCTTATTTACTATCTCAAAACGCTGTAAACCTACTGTATGCAGTCCAAGCTCTGTAGCCTTAGCGATCATCAGACTATCGTTAGTTCGCCAGTCCTGAGTCGTTTTAGTGGTTTTTGACTCTGTTATCCATTCAGCTTTAAATCCAGCCCATCCTCTTTCACAACATATTTGTAATACTTCTTGAAGTGATAGTTTTGCTTTTTCAGCTTCTCTTGATATTCCTTTTAAAGCTGTAACAGTTACCGATGCCTTTTTACTTTTTCTAAGAGCAAGATAGTCTTTCCATATTTCTTCAGAAACACCAATAGGAATAGCGACTTTAGGAGCAACTGGCGAAGCCTTTATATTTAATTCTTTATTATTAATTCTTAATTCTTTATTTATTATTGCTATTGGGGGGTCAATAGGGGGGGTATGCCCTCCCTTTGCCCAACGCTTTAAAGCTCCCTTTTTTCCAGCTTCAGCCATTGAGTGATACCGAGCAATCTCTAAATCGCATCTCTCATGGATAAATCCATCTTGAACTTCAGTAAAAAATTCGTAAAGAATAGTCATTCCTAAAGACTTATCGGCTATTCTGAGTTTTCTAAAAACTAGATCAGCTTCCATAGGAATTTTTTGTTCGCTATCGTAGTAGTAATTTATTAATCTTAGATAAATAGCTTCTTCTTCAAGCGATAGATGAGCTGTATTAGCTATCCACTCTTTAATCTGAAATTGAAAATAGTGCATTGGCTGAGTCCTTTTCGTTGAATCTTATTGTAATACTACTTCCAAAAAGAAGAAAAGGTTTTTATTCCAAAGCCGTAATGGTTACATATACCTTACCGCCTTTAATTAATTCACCTCGGTATAGGTGATGAATATCGATTTGAGAATCGTCATTCATTAAACCAGCTTGAACTAAGGCATCTTCTAAGGCTTTTAATCGGTTACCTGTATCTTGCTTTCGTTTATTTGCAAAGTGAAAGCTGGCAGATAGCTCCAGCCTTACCGCACCGAAGCGAACAGTCGATTGGCTCACTATTTGAGCTACTTCTGTTTTAAACTTTTTACCAGCTAATCCTACGAATCTTCTATGTCCCTGATATTGGTAATAGCTATTAATCGTTGGTGGCATAGGAAGTATCAAAAAAAGTGTTTGCATCTGGATTTATGTATATAATACTCTTAACTAATCGAGTGATTAGCCTACCACGAAAAGGGAGAATTAAGATGGGAATAAATAGATCAGATGCTTACTATGAACCAGAAGATGATGATTCTGGAGATTTCATAGATTTCAGAACAGCAGAATTATTAAACACTAAAGATTACGATCCAGCACTTATTCATCACATGGCAGAAGCAATTTCTGAAGCTAATCCAGAAGATCAGGAAAGTATTACAGACTTTATTAATAATGCTGAATGGGAAAAACTTGGAATGAAGCTGTATTACATCAGTCATGAATATATGGAAAAGCTGGCTGAATCTCACGCAGTACACGAATATAACTCTGGCTTATTAAACGATTAGGATAAAACATGAAAACATTTAACGAATTACGCAAAATCAATGTAAACGATCATACGGAAAAAAAAGGTCGTTTTACTTATTTATCTTGGACTTGGGCAGTTGATCAACTATTAGAAAATGATCCTTCTGCTACTTGGACTTTTGGAGAGCCAACTTACTTTGCAGAATCTTTAATGGTTTATTGCACAGTTACCGCTTTTGGTAAGTCTATGACTTGTCAGATGCCAGTTATCAATAATCAGAACAAAGCTATCCCTAATCCAAACGCAATGGATGTGAATACAGCTATGCAACGCTGTCTGGTAAAAACTATAGCACTCTTTGGAATTGGCTTATATATTTATGCTGGAGAAGATTTACCGACTGAAGATCCAATTGATTTTAATACTTTGCAAAAATTACTTGAATTGGTAGGTGGAGCAATGAATTTAAATGAATTAAAAGTTGAATACATTGGAGCTTGTAAATTAGTAGCTAATGATCCACTTGCTCTTAAATCTTTGGAATTAGCTAAAGACAAGCGTAAAGGAGAACTTGGAGCATGAACAATGAACCAGTAGCGTGGATTGCCGTAGGCGATAACACAAGCGTATTTTTTGATTTGGATTGTGCTTTGGCAATTGATGAAAACCCAACACCACTCTACACCCATCCAGCAAAGACACTAACAGATGAGGAAATAATGGCTGAATGGGAAGAAAGCAAAGATGAAGTTGATTTTGCTAGAGCAATACTAAGAAAGGCACAAGAGAAATGACTACTTTTACTACTGAAGATAGATTAGCAGTAGAGCCTATTCCTTTTGCTGGAATGGTTACCATTGAACACCCAGAAAGAATGCTTGAGCAAGGTTCTGATGAATGGAAGAAGGCAAAACTAGGTTATGTTTCTGGCAGTTCTGTAGCTGATACTATGGCTAAAGGTAAAGCTGGTGCTGAGTCTTTAACTAGAAAAAAATACAGAACTAGGCTTGTAGCCGAAAGGCTTACTGGTGAAATACAAGAAGGGTTTTCTAGCCCAGCTATGGAATGGGGTGTTAAAACTGAATCACAAGCAAGACAAGCATATGAAGTTTTTGCTAATACTTTTGTGGATAAAACAGGCTTTTGGAAGCATCCAGAAATTAATTGGCTTGGTTGTAGCCCAGATGGTCTTGTTGGTGATGATGGGTTAGTAGAGATTAAATGCCCTAATACTACAACTCATCTAGACTATATTTGGGCTGATGAAGTTCCAAGTACTTATTATTGGCAAATGCAATGTCAGTTATGGGTAACCAATAGAGAATGGTGCGATTTTATAAGTTTTGACCCTAGATTGCCGTTAAAAAATAGATTATTTGTAAAGCGTTTACATAGAAGTAATGACTTTATTACTGATATGGAAATAGAAGTAAAACAGTTCCTTCAAGAAGTTGAAGATATGATAAAAATCCTCTCAGGAGAAAAATGATGGCGGTTGTTAGATACGAAGTAAAAGCAAAGAATGGCACTTATAAAGATCGTAATGGCGAGGAAAAGGCTCGTTGGCATCAAATGGGAGTTTGCTTCCAAAATGATAAAGGTCAGCTCTCACTCAAAATAGATTCAATTCCTGTAAACTGGGATGGTTGGGTTTCTTTATTTGAACCAAAACCAAAAGAAGAAAATAGTAATCGTTCAGTAAGCTCTGGAGCAGTTCGAGCTGAAGTAATGGATGACGATATTCCGTTTTAAGTATTAAGAGGGGATAAAACCCCTCGCCTTCTATGGGGGTAGGCAGAGCTGATAACTCTAAAATCTATCTGAGCTTAAAAAACTCGCCTTTTCGTGGTCTACCCCCACCCTAATTGCTTAAAAATTAAGCAAATGTCAAATAAAAACGACACTTTTCCCCTTTAAAATCAGTAACTTAGGTTATTTTGGATTTATTTCTTTATATTCGTAACAAATACGGATTTCGTATATAATACTTCTAAGCAGTACCGATTAATAACGAAAAGGAATCAAAATGAATACAACAATGCAAATTTCTTACGCTTTAAAAATCGTTGAAGATTTAGCAGAAAAACGCAATATTTTATTTGTAGAGCAAATTAAATCAATCGAAACTTATCCTCAGTATTACTCTCCAAAAGCTAGAGTTGCTGTTAAAACAATTTGGGCTTATAAAAACGGGAAAATTATTACAGGCTAACTGATGAGGCTTTAATAGCCGAAACCCTAGAAATAGGGTCTTAGTCAAACTTCCACGAAAGGGAAAACAAAATGAATATGTCTTACTGCCAGTTTGAAAATACTTCAACTGATCTCAGCCAGTTATTAAGCGTTTTATCTGAGGCGGTGAATAATAAAAGCGGTCAATTAAAACTTAGCGATTCAGAAAAAAGAGCTTATCAAATTCTGATTCAACAATGCGAGGATTTTCTTCAGCTTTCAGAGGATATTAATTTAGTCGATAAAATTGACGAAGAAGGAGAAGAAGAATGAAAGAATTTTTAGGAGCTTGCTTACTCGGTTTAGTTTTTGGAGTAATGATTGCAGTTGGAGTATTAGGTGTTAGTTTTAGTCAGTTAATCGCAGTTTTATTTAATTAAACGAAAAGGAAATAAAATCATGGCATACGAAATCACACAAAGAGCAGATGGCTTTAACGAAATGGCATTTGTAGGCGAAACCCCTTGGCATGGTCTAGGTCAAGAGATAGATGAGAATAGCTCTATCGAGGAATGGCAAAAGGCGGCTGGTATGGATTGGACTATTAACTCCTCTCCAGTTAAATTCGATGCAGAAGGTAACGATCAGATTTATAGCGGTCAAAATGTTCTTTATAGATCAGATACTCATCTTCCGTTATCAGTAGTTTCTAATCGTTATAAAGCAGTTCAGCCAGTAGAAGTATTAGAGTTTTTCAGGGATTTAATTGATGAAAATGGATTTAAAATAAATACTGCTGGAACTTTAAGAGGCGGTAAACGGATGTGGGCTTTAGCTGAAACTGGCAAATTTGGTGAAGTTTGTAAGGGCGATGGGGTTGGTGGTTTTTTATTACTATCTACTTCTTGCGATAGAACATTAGCCACAACCGCTAGATTTACTACTGTAAGAGTCGTTTGTAATAATACTCTTACGATGGCAGTAAACGATAAGTCTAACTGCGTATCCTTTAGTCATATTCAACAGTTCGATCACGAAAAAGTTAAAGAGAAACTTGGAACTGCCGTAGCATCTTTTGGATCATTTATGGATATGGCTAAAGTTCTTCAGAAACAAAAGCTAAGGCAAGCTCAGGCTCAGCAATTCGTTGCTGATCTTATTACCCCATTAAATCAGGTAAAGGACTCGCCTATTGAAGAAAACAGAGCTTATAAGAAGATTATGGCTTTATTTGATTCGGAAGCTAAAGGTCAAGAATTGGTAGGCTATAGTAAATGGGGAATGCTTAATGCCGTTACTGAATATGTAGATCACCATAATCCAAGTCGTAATAACGATGCCAGATTGGACTCTGCGTGGTTTGGTACTGGTGATAGATTAAAAAATAGGGCGATTGCACTACTTACCGCTTGACATTAGAAGTATTACAAGTAATACTGATCCCCATCTAATACATGGGGATTTTTTATGTCTGCAAATTCAGTAGCTAAAATCAGGACTTTATTTACACAAAAGCCAGTTTCAATGACTTTAAATGAGATTAATAAAGAACTGCCAGAACTGAAGCCTAGCGATATTTCAATGGCTCTTTGCTATCTACTTAAACAAAGATATGTACAACGAGCCTTAGTCGCTAATACAACTCCTAAAGAGAGAAAAAGCGTGTGGCAATATACCTACTCTCAATCTAAATTGCCAGAGGTGATCAATGCCCTCTGAAATCGAAGTTTCAAAACTAATCCCTTATATTAATAATGCTCGAACTCATAGCGAGAGCCAGATTAATCAAATAGCGGCAAGTATTAAGGAATTTGGCTTCAGAAACCCAATATTAATTGATGGCGATAACGGCATTATTGCTGGTCATGGCAGAGTAATGGCGGCAAAGAAGTTAGGACTTACTACTATTCCTTATATTGATTGCTCGGACTTAACCGAAGCTCAGAAAAAGGCTTATATTATTGCCGATAATAAAATTGCTCTAAATGCTGGATGGAATGAAGAACTTTTAAAGCTCGAATTAGAAGATATAGAAGTTAGCGATATAGATATGGAATTGCTAGGATTCTCAGATGAAGAATTAAAGCGGTTAATTGGAGTAGAGGATGCAGATACGGAAGAAGGTGAAATTACCGATGATGGTAATCGCAATTTGTTACTGGTGGAATTTATTAACGAATCCGAATTGCAAAAGATTTTTGAAGAATTAAAAGAAAGAGGTTTTGAGTGCAAAATTATGAACTGATACTTCAAAGCCCTGTTTCTAAATCTTTTAGATCAACTAAAGCGGCAAATAGTTTAGATATAGATCAGGAAAAGAAATCTGTTCATCATTTTAAAGTTAAAGCTGACCTAGAATCTCCCTATAATATTGGTTTAATAGTTGGTGCATCTGGTTCAGGTAAAACCACATTAGCTCGGCATATATTTGGCGATAAAGCATTTATAACGCTATTAGATGATACAAAACCAGTAATAGAACAGTTCGATGCTAAATATTCTTATGACGAATGTGCTTCTATGCTTGCTGGAGTTGGACTGACTAGCGTTCCATGTTGGATACGACCAGCATATACTTTATCTAACGGACAAAAAGCCAGGGCAGAATGTGCTTTGCAAATGGCTAAGCATGGCGATGAAGTTACTATTATTGATGAGTGGACTTCAGTAGTAGATAGGACTATTGCAAAAGTAATGAGCCATTGTATTAGTAAGCACGCTAGAAAAACAAATAAACGAATTATTTTATTAGCGTGCCATTACGATATTATTGAATGGCTTAATCCTGATTGGATTATTGATTGCAACGAACAAAGCTATACCAATCGGAGGTTACTTTGGCAAGACTTTAAACGAACAGACCGAATCCAATTTGATATTAGGGAAACTACTAAAAGTTCATGGAATTTCTTTAGCAAGTATCACTATTTAAGTGAAAAATTAGCTGGTGGCTTTAATATTTTTTATGGTTTATACGATGGAGATAAGCAAATAGGATTTCTTTCTTTTGCTAATTATGTTCCGTGGCGACATAAGCATCGACCTATGATTCTTCACTTTAATAGATTAGTAATACATCCAGACTATTGCGGATTTGGTTTAGGAATTCATTTTTTAAATAAATGTTCTCAATTAGTAAAGAATATGCCATATCAAGTAATGGGTAAATTTAGCTCAATGCCTGTTTATCATAGTCTTAGAAATGATCCAAAATGGAAGTTAGCTAGTATTGCAAGAGATACCAATCCTAAATTAGGGATTAGAATTAAAACTAAAGATGCATCTAATACCGCTTTCCGATTAGATGTAAAAACCTATTCTTTCCTATTTAAAGGTGAATGAAGAACTACACAAATATAGATGTGCCGTTAGGCAGTTGCTTTGGTATCGGCATCATTGGGGGTTAAAAGAGTTTAGAGCTTGGTGTTTAATACCTATTCACTATAACTTCTGGCTAAAGTATCAAGATGATTTTATAATTCAATGGCGGTTAGGTAATCGTGGCGATGCTAATCATTGGGTGGGATAAATATGCCTTTTCAGAAAAAAACAGATGGATGGTATTGGGGATCAAAAGGTCCATTTACTACTAAAGCAAAAGCACTTCAGGTAGCCCAAGCGGCTCACGCAAGCGGATTTAAAGAAGAAAAAAGGGAAAAAGATTTATGCGTTGCCCTTGATTATCATAATACTTATTCTGCTGACCCTAAGTTTTGGGATACTTTTATCTATATGG